TTAGCTGCATCGGCTTTCTCTAGCCAGTTGACAACACCTACTGGATTAAACGCCATGATTATACCCTCGCCATTAGTCCAGTTTTAACTGGCTCTTCTTCTACCATCTCAGGTTCTTCTGGCTCCATCTCTGGTTCCATCTCAGGCTCTGGCATAGGTGCCATACCTTGTTCTTCTTTCATCTTGTCCAAGATTTTCTTAGCACGAGCTACATCTCTTTGATAAGAGATAACCTCGTTAGCTTCTTTATCATCAAAGCCTTCGTTATATTCTAGCTCTGCTGCATCAGCAAATCCTTTAATGTACTCGTGGATTACAGGTGCAATAATTAAGCTTACATCTAGTGAGTGGATACCTGCAACGACACCACTACGTAGGATACCCTGAACCATAGTCTGTAAGTCTACCCCCATCTCTAAGAAGTATAGCACATCCTCCATTGCCCCTTCCTTAGTAAGGTTAGCTAGATGGATATCGACAGCCTCCATAGGGTCAGCTGTTTCTGGAGGTCTTTCATAGGGAGCATTCTTTGGACTATCAGTCAGCGACTGCCCTGGAATGGGTGCTTCAAAAGTTCTCATTAGTTACTCCTGCATATTTTCTTGGTAGGCTTTGTAGATCATGTTGGCATTTTGTATTCGTTTATCTAGCATAGGTTTTCCAGGTCTTAAATAAAATTTAGAAGTAGTTGTAGCTGCATCTTCTACAGTGGTTGCTTCTAGAATTTTATTAAGGGCACCTCTCTCTGTAGTATCAAACTCTTCAGTAATCATTGCCCAGTTACCTTCATAACTGTTTGCAGGTAAATCTCCAAGTTCTTCTAAAAGATTCTCAAACTGAGTTCTTCTTGGACCTGTCCATTGTGCAAATGCTAAACCACCCTTAGACCCTTTAATAGTAGGTTCAAGTTCTTGCATAAATTTAAAACCACCAGTCTCATGCCAAAGGTTTCCAACAAAACCCGCAGCCTGTTCTGTAGTCATGCCATAGTTTGACTTTAGATCATCTATCAGTTTAAAGGCTGTTTCCATAGGTTTCTCTTGAGGCTTAAGACCTGACACATCTTCTGAGCCTGTCTCTGTTTCAAGAGACTTGTACAAATCTTTTAACGTTTGGTTTTCTTCTCTTACTTTTTTAAACTTATTTAAAAGAGTTCTTTCTGGAGTCTTAGGTTCTTCAATCTTTTCACCCAGTCTAGAAATAAGTGATGTTGAAGATACTCCAAGACCACGTTCTTCACTAGACTTCTTAACCGCTTCTAAGGTAGATGTACCACCTTCTTGTACAGCTTGCACTAAGCTTCTGTAGTTTGGTCCATAATCAAAACTCATAGTCTTTGTCCTTATTTCTTATTAAATATACCGCCAAAAATTCCAGATGGATCTGAACCGAACAAGAACCTAAATGCTAGATCTGTACTTGCAGCATCTTTCTGTGCACTTAATTGCTTTTCAACTTCTTCAATCTTCTTATCACCAAGCAGTAGCTTTAAAGATCTGTCTAGTGCAGATTGCTGAGAAGTAAATGCAAACGACATAATGTCACGTTCACGTTGCCAAATTTGATCTAGGTTAGTAGAGGTAAGAGCATTAATTGTCTTAGCAAGGTTCATGTTACTTTCGTTTTGTGCTGCTTGATTCAACGTTGCAATGTTCTGTCTCCACTGTGCGTTAGCTTGTGCAACTACAAGACCATTCTGTGCGTTGAACAAGTCACGTTGCTGTTGAATCTGAGAGTTAAACTGACGCATAGCATTGGTAGTATTCACATTGAACTGATCCATAGCATTGCGTTGAGATGCATTAAACTGAGATGTTTGTGCAGATAGGTTAGCAAAGAATTGATTAGTCTGGTTCTCACTTGTAGCATTAAATTGTGCAGCAGCATTCTCTGCAGCTTGATCAGTAAACAATGCTTGGATGTTTTGCTGTGCATTAAACAGTGCTGACTGTTGCTGATTGTTCAGGTTAGTCAAGTCCATCTGCAAGAAGTTCTGAGCATTTTGTACTGCAGCTTGCTGACGGTTGTTTAGGTTAGCCATATCTAACTGCGACAATGCAGCAGCCTCTGCCATTACCATAGCCTGTCTATTTGACAGATTGTTTAAGTTCATGGTGTTAGCTGCACGAGAGTTTTCAAGTGCAATGTTTTGCTCTGCAGTAAAGTTCATATTGGCAATATCACCAATACGTGCTGAGTTAGCTACACGAGCTTGGAATGCTTGATCAAACTCTTGACCTAAGAATGTGGCACGATTCTGTGCAGCAAGTATAGCACGTTGTTGTCTGTTTGACAAGTTTTGTGATTCAAATTGTGCCTGTGTTTGTGCATCAATTTGTGCAATAGGTAAAGCTGCTTCCATTGCAGCTTGGATAACAGCTTGTCCTGCTAGAGATGAAGCACCTAGTCCACGGCTAGCCATCAAAGCCATTGCATTACGCATAGCACCAGCAGCCCAAGCAGGTGTATTACCACCTTCAAATTGAGCCATTAACCCTTCTAGTTGCCCTGCAACAGTGGCCTTACTAGAGGGGCTTGCTGTAGCCGCTTCTATTTGTTCAGTAAATTCTGCAGCTTTCTCTGCGTTAGCTACGCCTGATATAAGCTCACCATCTTGGATTTCCCTTTGTACAGGGTTATCCATCATGATAGCTGTACCTTGAGCCGCTTTTAAATCAGAAACTGCAGAAGTACTTTGCTGTGCAGCAGTTACTTGAGCTTCATCAGATACAGTGCCAGTTTGAGCTGTATTTGCAGCAGTAACTCCTTGTACGCCTTCGAATACACTAGCTGGAGTCATAGTAGCTGTGTCAGTCATCATAGGCATTTGTGCTTGCTCTACGTTACCTACTGTAGCTACCTGCGACATAGGTGATACAGGAGTTGCTTGACCAGCAGTAAGACCTATAAAGTCTGCCTCTTGCGGCTGTATTTGTTGTACACCCGATTGTATAGGTTGCATAGTTTGACTGATAAGATTTCCTTGCATGTTTTGAAAATCTTCAAGAGAAGTTCCAACAATACCCTCTTGTGCACCTACTTTGTTTTGTGCCATACCAGACATAGCTTGTTGGTATTTACCCATACGAGCAGCTGCTGCAGGATTAGCAGCAAGAAAGTTTGTAAGTTGAGAAGCTGGACCAGTAAACCCTAAGAAGCGTCTAGCTAGTTGTACATCAGGTCCACCTTCTGACACTGACCCACCTTCTGCTTGACCTTGAACAGGAGTATACCCAGGTGGTACATAAGTAATAGGTTTACCTGAACCATCTACAGTTACAGTAATTCTTTGACCAAATTGATTTCCGTATGTACGTTGACCTCCAAACCCTTGCTGTGACTGTGATGTAAGATTTGCCATAGTTGTACCAGTGTAGTTAGGATAAGCCTGAACTGTAGATGGTACAGCACCCATACCACCTGTCTGTACAGGAGATGAAAAGGTACCTGTTGTAGCACTAGTTTGAGGGTATACTCCAGTACCAGTTACTCCACTACCCACAGTTTGCTGCTGGTCTACAGGCACAGCTTCTGAAGCTTGTGGTGTACTGTCGTAAGTAGGTTGAGTTACAGTTTGGGTATCCGTCTCTGTCGTACCCTCTGGTGTAATAGTCTGTTCGGTTACACCTAGGTTTTGACTTTCTCCAGTGTCAGTAGTAGTAGCTTGAGTTTGACCAGAAACAATTTTAAATGGGTCTTGAAAAGAAGCAATACCTGTAATTAAACCTTCCATACCCCAAATGTCTTGATAATTAGCCCAAGGATTATATGTATTCTGCAAATCACCTAGTAGTTTTAAATTACGTTGCATTTGCACTTGATCAAAACTACCAGATTGTTGCATCGCATTCATAAGATCGCCAATCCAGTCTACATTTTGTACACCAAACGTAGTTAGTTCTTCTGCCATTCTATCTACGTTATTAATATTGAAACCACGTAAGATAGTACCATTTCCACCAACAATATATGCTCTAGGTGGTAGCTCAACAGGATTACCATTGTTATCTACTACAGTGTTACCTGCTTCATCTGTTTCATAACCACCTGATTGATACTTAACTGTAGTGCCACCATACATTTTTGATGTAGCAATTTGTGTAGCGGCTACAAACTTTTTAGCATCTAACTCTCCTGTGTTAGGGTCAGTAGCTGCAGCAGTGATAGCTAAAAAATCACGGGTATCTTCATTAGAACCTACAGAGCCATATAATAAATTAGATGCTTGTCTTGATATGTCTTGCCAATTAGAGTTAGGATCAGCATAAAGTTCTTCTACACTTCTACCTGCAATAAGCTCCATCATCTCACGCATGTTGGGCTTACGTGGTTTGTCCACATTATAGCTATAATCAGGGTCTACCCATGCAGGTACACTACTTGATGTAACTGTAGTTTCGGCAGGATTTACAGATGCTTCTAACGTAGCTTTTGCTTCATTAACAAGAGCTTGTTGTTCTGCTCCAGATGCATTTAATGCTTGCTGTAGCTGTAGATATGCTTCATATGCTGATGCCATATTACTATTCCTTATTTACTCATTGTCATCCACACTGCACCAGCTATAAATGTCAGTACGCCGACAGTGACTAATTTTGTTATTGTTGCCCAAACAGACCTACGAGTATCCCGCCAAGCTTCTAGTAAGCTACGCATCTCTGTAATGTCTTTGTGTGCATCATCATCAAGTAGACCAATAGAACGTAAAGCTTCTTTAGCTCCACGTCTAGCTGCACGATCTAGCATAGCTTCTAGTTCATCTGGGGAAAGCTTTACTTCACTCATAGTTTAACTCATAAATCTAAATTTGTCAAGGTGCTACAGGCCAATCATCATCGGCAATATTAGGCCATGCTGCCAAGTCTGACATATCACGAAGCTCTTGGCGATAGGTTGCCCAAGCTGTCTTAACTTCATTGGTCAGCGGGCTGTCATTCATCTGTGTCCAATCGCTGTCAGCTAGTAGCTTATTGCGTGTGGTGCGATGACCTTCGGCAGTCTTAGCATCCAAGCCAGCCTGATACGCTGCCTCATGCTCTGCCTTGGTTGTCGTAACGCCACCCTCTGTGGTGTCAGCAAACATGTCACGGGCAACATACTTTTCTACCCAGTTACCATTTGCGTCTTGCTCAACACCATCACGCACTGACACCTGATAGTCACCTACTGTAGCCGCTGGTGACTTTAGCACAGGGTCTAGGTCTAGTGCGTCTAGGGTTGCTGCTTTCCATACACGAGGTAGGGACATGTTGGCAAACTCATTGCGCCACTGCCCTTGGGTCTTTACGACACCTGTTGTTCTGTTTCTGTATTCACTCATTAGATTGATCCTTTCATATGAGTTTGATTGTTATGCGATT